TCAAACGATACAGATATTACTAACCTTCAAACTGAAGACGGTGATTTGTGGTCTGGATTAACTGCTACTAACACTGCAATCAGAACTCTAGTATCTGATAGAATGCAAGTAGCAAATACTACAACGTTGGTTAATGATAGAGTGCAGGTAGCAAACAATAATACGTTATTAGGTGCTAAAGCAACATGGAATGCATTAACGTCAACCAACACTTCGGTAAGAACTGCAGCAACAGCAGACGCAATGGCAATGAGTATTGTGTTTGGATAGGGTAAAACAATTATAAATATAGTAAATTAATAGGATGACATAAAATGGCAAATACATTTAAAAACGCAGGAGTCGCGGTAGGAACTTCAAGAACTACCTTATATACCGCTCCATCTGCAACGCAGTCGGTTGTACATGCATTGTATATTAGTAACGTAGACGGAACTAATGATGCTACAGTAACAATTGAAATAACGATTGATGGTGGTACTACATATAGACATATTGGTAAAACTATTCCAGTAGATGCGGATTCTACGTTAGTGTTAGAAAAACCAATCAATTTAGAAGCAGGAGATATTTTAGCAGTGACAGCGTCGGCAACAAGCGACCTAGAAGCAGTTGCTAGCATTTTGGAGATTACATAATGGGTTACATAGAAAATAAAATTCTTGGTAGAGATATAAACAGTGCTACTGGTACTGCCAATACTACTACTTATTTAAGAGGTGACGATTCTTGGGGGGAGATTGATGTTACTGGTAAGGTCGATAAGATAACTTGGACGCACGCTGCAGGTACAGTCGGTTCATTTAATGAAGAATCGAGTATAGGAACAATTCAAATTGGAGGCACGTCAGGTATTGATGGTTCTGCATTAACTGCGTCAAATACTACTGCGTTGCCTAGTGGGATATCTTTAAGTAGTGCGGGAGCATTAACTGGTACGCATCCTAATATAACTGCTAATTTAACCTCTTCATTTACCGTAAGTGTTACTGATGGCACTAACTCTGATACTAGAGTTTTTACAATCACTAATATTGCTGATGATGATGTTCCGACTTGGAATACTACTTCAGGAGCCTTGGCGGAGGCTGATGGCACAGGTTATAGTGTACAACTATCTGCAACAGACCCTGAAGGTCTTTCTTTAACTTATACAATCTTCTCTGGTTCACTACCAGCAGGATTATCATTAAGTTCTTCTGGTTTAATTTCTGGTACTGCATCGACTTTAGATGGTAGTACATCGACATTCACGGTAAGAGTTACTGATAGTGTTAATAATGCAGATAGAAGTTTTAACATCACTGCTGCGGAGCCATCATTAACGGTTGAAGCAACCATTGTTGGTGGTGGTGGTGCTGGTGGTTCTGATATGTTTGGAGCCAGATCTGCTGGTGCAGGTGGTGGTGGTGGACATTTAGTTACTTCTGGTTTATTAATAAGTGGCGCTACTTCTGTTACTGTTGGTGCAGGTGGTTCTGGTCATAGTTCTACGACAGACCAAGCAAGTAATGGCGGAGATTCAACAATCGCTGGTCACCCATCAGGTATTGGTGGTGGTGGTGGTGGTTCTCACGACGGTTCTGGTTGGTCTGGTTCATTAAATTGGAATGGAAATCCTGGAGGTTCTGGAGGTTCTGGATGCCAATCAGGTAGTGGTGGTACAGGTGTTCCAGGACAAGGTTATCCAGTTCCTGGCAGTGGTGGAGGTGGTTATGGTAACTGGCATTCGCAAGGTGGAGCTGGTGCAGGTGGTCCAAATTCAGGTTCAACAGGTGGTTCTGGAACAACTTCTTGGGACGGAACTCCAAGATCAGGCGGTGGTGGTGGACTTCCTAGTGGTGGTACGCAAGGTGGTGGTGCGGGTGCTGTGGGTCAAGGCGGAAATACTAACTCTGGCGGTGGTGCTGGTGGATTGAGAAGTGGGCAAACGGCAAGGTCTGGAGGATCTGGTGTAGTAATCATCAGATATCCAGGTGGTACGCAAGCAACTGGTGGTACTATTTCCGCAAGTGGTGGTTATACTTATCATAAGTTTACCACTTCTGGCACATTTACTAACACTTAAAGGAGATATATTATGTCACATTTCGCAAAAGTGTATAAAGATAGAGTAATTAACGTAATTGTAGCAGAGCAAGATTTTATTGACGGTTATAGAGACGATCCATTGCCTGGAAAATGGGTTCAATGTTCATATAATACCCACGGTGGTGTTCATTATGGTACAGACGGAACGCCAGATGGTGGTGTAGCAATGAGGAAAAACTTCCCTGGAAAGGGTTCGTTGTATCATGAAGATGCTGATGCATTTTCTACTGCCAAACCATTTGATAGTTGGGTATTAGATGCAACGACATATTACTGGGTTGCACCAGTAGCATATCCTTCAGCGGAAGATGATGCTAACGGTGAAGCAAAAAGTTGGCATTGGAACGAAGGCACTCAGGCATGGGACGAATCTACTCCTCATTCAGAAGACGAATCTACTCCTCATTCAGACGAAACGTAAAAGTTTATTAAGTTTAGATTATAAATAGTCTTATAATATAAATTTATGAGACTATTCTATGGCAAACCCAACAACAAGAACAGAACTAAAGGACTATTGTCTTAGACGTTTAGGTTCTCCCGTCATTGAAATTAATGTTGATGAAGACCAACTTCAGGATAGGATTGATGACGCACTTGCGTTTTATCGTGATTATCATTACGATGGTACTGATAGGACTTTCCTAAAACATCAACTAACTGCATCAGATATTACTAACGAGTATATATCAATTCCGACAACCATAAATGACGTTATTAATATATTTCCGTTAGGGAATAGTACGAGTGCTAATAATCTATTTAATGCTAAGTATCAAATCACATTAAACGATATACAAGACTGGTCTGGTTATCAGTTTGGTACTTATGTCATGTCAATGGAACGTATTGCTTTAATGCAAGAGTTGCTTGTAGGTATGCAACGTTTTAGATTCAACAGACATACTGATAGACTTTATATCGATACCGATTGGTCAGCCAGAGTAGCAGACGAATATATCGTACTTGAATGCTATCAAACTACAGACCCAGAAACTTATTCGCAAGTTTACGGTGATTGGTGGTTAAGACGTTATACTACTGCTTTGATTAAAAAGCAATGGGGGCAAAACCTTTCTAAGTTTGAAGGCATGCAACTTCCAGGTGGAGTTACCTTTAATGGTACGCAAATACTACAAGATGCTAACGAAGAAATTGCTAAACTTGAAGAAGAAGTAATTACTAATCAAGGTGGATTGGTTTACGACCTAACAGGTTAATATGTCTACAACTAACTTATACTTCAACAACTACGGAAACTTTCAAGAGCAGAGTCTAATCGAAGACTTGATTATCGAGAGTATCAAAATCTATGGCATAGAGTGTTTCTACTTGCCAAGGACAATGGTTGCTGAAGATAACTTATTCGGTGAAGATGTTTTATCTAAATTCGATAACGCATACCCACTCGAGATGTATATCAAATCATCTGATGGGTTCGAGGGTGATGGCGATTTCTTGTCTAAGTTTGGTTTAGAAATTAGAGATGAAATGGTTGTTACCATATCACAACGTAGATTTGGTGAAGAAGTAGAGGTGGGAGATACTACAGAGGAAACTGGTCGTCCAGTTGAAGGTGATTTGATTTACTTCCCTCTTAACGGTAAAACGTTTGAGGTTAAGTTTGTTGAGCACGAATCAATCTTCTATCAAATGGGTTCTTTACAGACCTACGACTTGCGTTGTGAATTATTTGAATACAGTCATCAGCAAATTGATACTGGTATTACTACGATCGACGCAATTGAAGATGATTTATCGGGTGATATGTTATTCTTCGAATTACTTGATGAAGCAGGCAATTCACTCACGTTTGAAAGTGGAGATAAGATGATACAAGACGGATTTAGAGTCGAGACTGCTGATAAGTCTGCTAACAATGAATTCTTCCAAACCTCATCTGCTTCGTTTATTGATTTTTCAGAAGGAAATCCGTTCTCTGAAGGGATGGGTTGGTAATATATGTTCGGTCATTCATACTATCATAGTGCTATTCGTAAATATATTATTATGTTTGGAAATATGTTTAACGACATTGATATCCAAAGGATTAATAATTCAGGTGCAGTTGTACAAACTATTCGTGTTCCTATTGCATATGGTCCGAAAGAAAAGTTTCTTGCTCGTTTAAGAGATGATGCTAACCTTAATAAAAAGGTATCAATCACTTTACCAAGGCTCTCGTTCGAAATTACTGCGATGTCGCATGCCCCAGATCGTGGGTTAAATAAACTTCAACGTAACACTAAACTTGGTTCTGGTTCAAATACTAACCGATCTCAAAACACTCCGGTTCCTTATGATATTAATATCTCACTGTATGCTATGTTTGATAACAACGAAGATGCTGTTCAAGTAGTTGAGCAAATCCTACCGTTCTTCAGACCAGAGTGGACTAACTCAGTTAAACTTGTTCCGTCGGTTGGTGACTATTACGATATTCCTACCGTATTGGGTGATATGAGTATCGAGGATGGTTACGAGGCAGACTTTCAAACGAGGCGAGCCATTATATACACATTCAACTTTACGGTTAAAGGTTACATATTTGGTCCAGTAAGTAACAAGGGTGTTATCAAGAGAACCGTTCTTGACTTGACTGCATCGTCTAATACTTCATTCGTTAAAACCGAAGGTCCTCATTCTAAGATACACTTAACTCCAGGACTTCTAGCAAACGGAAGTCCTACCTCAAACTCTAGCGCGAGTGTGGCACTGGGTAATATTACCTCAAATTCAAATTACGGTTATGCATTTGATCATTGGAATTACTTCGATGGTAAGAATAGGCACGACCACTAAACTATGATATATTATGGCGACAAATTTAACAAAAAACCTCAATGATATATTAGACGTAGAATCAGATCTAATTGAAACTACGTCTACTGATATTTCTACATCAGTCGTTCATACCGACCGACAAACTGACATTCAAGATGATTATGAATTTGCTAGGGCAAACTTATACAACATCATCCAAAAAAGTGGGGAAGCACTTAACGGGATTATCGACTTATCTAAACTTTCAGAATCACCTCGTGCCTTTGAAGTAGTTGCTACGTTATCAAAAACCTTAATGGACGCTAACAAAGATTTACTATCTATTCAAAAGAAAGTGAAAGAGTTACAGCGTGAGGAAGAAGATATTGGTGTTACTCCACAACAGAACGTCACCAATGCTTTATTCGTTGGTAGCACTGCTGAGTTACAAAAAATGTTGAAGGGTGAGTGAAGATATTAATACTATCATCTCTACTGTTCCTTAGTGGATGTTCAACGTTTGATATAATAACATCCTCTCTAAACGTATTAGACCTTTCTATTGAGAAGAAATCCGTAATAGTGAAGACCCCCAAAAAGATTAAGAAACCTAAGGATTGGAATCCACCAATTATTATCCCTAAAGAAACTAAACTTGAAACACCTATTAAGGAAGAACGAAACTTTCCTTGGTGGGCACTTATATTAGCAATCGTTTCTGGAACGTCTTATCTTATAAATAGTAGAAAACGATAATAATAAAGGTGATAAATATGATTCCTGTAGAACTGATAACAATGGCAGGTGGTGCTGCAATGGGTGGACTTTTCAAATTTATGGACGCTGCTCAAAAAGCAAAACGTGAGCAACAGAAACTTATAATTGAAAAGATTAATGCTGAGCAAGAAGTAAAAGCAAAAGATAGAAAATCTGCGACCGAGTCTGCCGATGCTGCAGCAAAACGTACAAGCGATCCATTTTCAAAACTAACAAGACGTATCTTTGTACTAACAATGTTATTCTTAGGTGGTTGGGCAATGATGGGTGCTTTGACTGGACTTGATATTGTTGTACCAGTTACACAAGAAACTGGATTCAATTTCCTTGGTTTAATTGATACTAAGAAAACAGTTACTGAATTCTTTAGATTTGAAAATGCTATTGTACATTTTGAATGGTTAAAGATTTCTATTCTTGCAGCAGGGTCATTTTATTTGGGTAAAAGTTAATTGAATTAAATTTATATTATGGGTAAGAATTATTTAGGAAACTCCAACCTCAAGGGAAAGGGTCAAAAGTTTAACTGGACTAAGAAACGGTTGAAAGAGTACATGAAGTGTGCTGAAGATCCAATCTACTTTGCTGAAAGTTATATAAAGATCGTACACGTTGACCATGGGTTAATACCTATCAAAATGTATGATTACCAAAAAGACATTGCTAAACTTATCACAGAGAATCGAAGAGTTGCTGTTGTAACGTCACGTCAAGCAGGTAAAACTACAACTGCAGCCGCAGTTATTCTACACTATATATTATTCAATGAACACAAACTTGTAGGTCTGTTAGCGAATAAAGGCGACACTGCTAGGGAAATCTTAGATAGAATTAAAATTGCATATGAAGCATTACCTAAATGGTTACAGCAAGGTGTAGTAGAATGGAACAAAGGTTCAGTTGAATTTGAAAATGGTTCTAAGATTATTGCTGCCGCAACGTCGTCAAGTGCTATTCGTGGTAAGTCAGTTTCTTTCTTGTATATTGATGAGGCTGGATTCGTAGAGAATTGGGAAGAGTTTTCTAGTGCGGTACTACCTACAATTTCGTCTGGTAAAACTACTAAGACATTATATACTTCTACACCAAATGGTTTAAATCATTTTCATAAAACTTGTAGTGGTGCTAAGGAAGGCACTAACGGATTTAAATTTGTTGAAGTTCCTTGGCAGAAAGTTCCTGGACGTGATGCTGAATGGAAGCAGGAAACTCTTGCTGCTATGGATTTTGACACACAGAAGTTTGCACAAGAGTATTCGTGCCAATTCCTTGGTAGTTCTAATACCTTAATTGATGGTGGCAAACTAAAAACACTTGTATCATTGACACCTATTAAAGAAGGACAAGGCATTTCGATGTATGTTGAACCTGAGAAAGACCATGCATATGCATGTGTAGTGGATGTGTCAAGAGGTAAAGGTTTAGATTACTCAGCATTCCAAATTATAGATGTATCTGAAATGCCATATAAACAGGTGTGTGTATTCAGAGATAACTTTGTGACACCTGTTGAATATGCCGAAATCATATATAGAACTGCTATGTTATATAATGAGGCAACTTGTTTAATTGAGATTAATGATATTGGTGAGCAGGTGTCTGAGTTATTACACTACGAATTTGAATATGAGAATATTCTATTCACTGAAAGTGCTGGACGTGCAGGAAGAAGAATCTCAGCTGGTTTCAGTAAAGGTGTTGATAAAGGTATAAGGACAACTAAGACTGTTAAGAGTATTGGTTGTTCAATCTTAAAGTTATTAGTTGAACAAGAGCAATTAATTATTAACGACCACAATACAATTGAAGAGTTATCTAGATTCTCAAGGAAAGGCAGTTCGTATGAGGCAGAGTCAGGAACTCACGACGACTTAGTTATGTGTCTTGTATTATTTGCATGGTTAAGTAACCAAGCATACTTTAAAGATATAACAGATATCCAAACCTTATCTAAACTAAGAGAAAGAACAGAAGAAGAATTGATGAGTGATTTATTGCCTTTCGGTATTGTAGATGATGGTATTGTAGAAGATGACATAATTGAACTTCCACAACATAATGATTGGATGAACAGTTCTGAGGATAGATTTGACTCGGGATGGTAAATACTATTATATTATAAATAAAAGCATAGAATCAAATTAAAAAGCAAACACAGGAGAACCTAATATGCCTTTCCAAGTAAGTCCAGGTGTTAATGTAAGCGAAACCGATCTTACAACAGTCGTACCAGCAGTAAGCACCACAGAAGGTGCAATCGCAGGTCATTTTAGTTGGGGTCCAGTTAATCAACGTGTTTTAGTTGATACTGAAGATCGTTTAGTAGACATTTTCAACAAACCTAACGCAAATACTGCAGATGATTTTTTCACTGCAGCAAACTTTCTTTCATATGGTAGTGCATTATACACGGTTCGTGTAGTAAATGGTGCTAACAATGCTACTTCAGGTACAGTTGGTACTTATGTTGAAGGTGAAGACTATTACAATGAAACATATGCTAATCAATCACTTCACGGTGACTGGGTTGCTAAGTATCCTGGTGAATTAGGTAATTCATTAAAGGTATCTGTATGTCAAACTGCAGCAGCATGGGAATCCACGGTTGCTACAAGTTACTATGCTACTAGAAACAGTGATACTGTCTCTCTCGCTGGTAGTGGTATTGGTGCTTCAAATACTGAAACATCTTTCGTAGTTGGTGATATTCTTTTACTTGGTCCAGATAAGGAACAAAGAAAAGTTAAGACAATGTCAGGTAACACAGTTACATTGACTTCTAACTACACTGGTAATACAGTATCAAATTATACTACTGACATTACTAGACGTTGGGAATTCTCAAATAACTTTGATTCTGCTCCAGGCACTTCTACTTTTGCCACTGATGTAAGTGGTGTTACTGATGAAGTACACGTTGCTGTTGCTGATGAAGACGGTGTTATCACTGGTGCTTCTGGTTCAGTTCTAGAAGTATATGAAGGTTTATCGGTTGCAACTGATGCTAAGACTGATCAAGGTGCTAGCAATTACTACAAAACTGTTATCAATCAACAATCAAGTAATATTTGGTTTGGTGCTCATAACTCAAGTTTAACTAACAGTGGTAAGAAAGCATCTGGTTTAACGTTTGCTGGTAATGCTCTTCCAGTATCTTCTAGTATGACTAACGGTAAAGATGGTTTAACACCTTCTTCTGCTCAAAGGATTGCTGGTTATGATAAGTTTAAGTCTGCTGAAGATGTAGATATCTCGTTAATTCTAGGTTCTAGTGCTGATGCGACTACAGCAGAACATATAATCACTAACGTTGCTGAGGTTCGTAAAGACTGTTTAGCAGTCATCTCACCTGAACGTGCTGATGTTGTTAATAACAATGGTTATGAAGGTAAAGAACGTGATGACATTATTTCGTTTAGAGATAGTTTAACATCTTCTTCATATGCAGTTATGGACTCAGGTTGGAAATACCAATATGACAAGTATAACGATGTTTACCGTTATGTGCCATTGAATGCTGATACAGCAGGTCTAATGGTTCAAACCGATTCAACTCGTGACCCATGGTTCTCTCCTGCTGGATTTAATCGTGGTAACGTTAAGAACGTTGTACGTTTAGCATACAATCCAACTAAGGCAGATCGTGATCAATTATATAAGAAAGGTATTAACCCTGTAACTACATTCCCTGGACAGGGTACTGTATTATATGGTGATAAGACTATGTTATCTAAACCATCTGCATTTGACCGTATTAACGTTCGTAGATTGTTTATTGTTCTTGAGAAAGCAGTTAGTACTGCATCTAAATTCACTATGTTTGAATTCAATGATGACTTTACTCGTGCTCAGTTTAGAAACTTAGTTGAACCATTCTTAAGAGATGTACAAGGTAGACGTGGTATTACAGACTTTAAAGTAGTTTGTGATACTTCAAATAATACTACTGGTGTTATTGAAAGAAATGAGTTTGTAGGTGATATTTATGTTAAACCTTCTCGTTCTATCAACTTTATTCAGTTAAACTTTGTTGCAGTTAGATCTGGTGTAGAGTTCTCTGAGATTGTTGGACGTTCAACCTAAATAGAATATAAAGGAGAAATAATATGGCATTTAATGTAAATTCGTTTTCGGGTGCACTAAAAGAGGGTGGAGCAAGAAATGCTCTATTCGAGGTAACAATCACTAACCCGATTGACGGTGCTGCCGATGTTCAAGTTCCATTTATGGTTAAGTCTGCTCAAATTCCTGCTTCAACTTTAGGTACAATTGAAGTTCCATACTTCGGTCGTCAAATCAAGTTAGCAGGTAACAGAACTTATGCAGAATGGACACCGACTATTATCAATGATGAAGACTTCGCGATTAGAAATAATCTTGAGAAGTGGTCAAACGCAATCAACTCTGCTCAAGGTAACTTGAGAACTGCTGGTGGTTCTGCCCCATCATTATATAAGTCTAATGCACAAGTAACACAGTTTAGTAAGACTGGTGAAGTTTTAAGAACTTATAACTTTGTTGGTATCTACCCTTCTGAAGTTTCTACAATTGACCTATCTTGGGAAACTGAAGGAATTGAAGAGTACACTGTAACATTCCAGTATGATTACTGGGAAGTTGTTGGTGGTTCAACTGGCGATGCTGGCGGTATCTAATACCGTTTAAAGTGATTCCAGGGTATATAA